TGTATGGCGCATCTTGGATGCAGCAGGCAATCTTCTCATTAAGAAACACCACGATTACGGTCCTAAGAACATCAGCCTTAGTCCAGGTGGACCTCTTAATGGTCTGCGTGTACGTATGTGGGATAAAATCGCGAGGATAAACAATCTACTAGATAGTGGTGTCCAACCATCTAATGAATCTTTGAGAGATTCTTTTATAGATTTACTCAACTACTCTGCCATTGCAATGATGGTGTTAGACGACACTTGGCCACAAGAGTGAGTGAATTAAACCCAGTTGTCTATGATCTAGCTGCATCTATCGGTACCAGTATTGTCCGTAGGTTCAGGTCATACGTAGAGTTAGATGATGTACGACAAGAGTGTCTACACTGGGCTACCACACGTACTGATTACATCAACGAACAGTTAGATGAAGAAGATAAAGATAAGCGTAAGCACGCAGAGCACCGCATAGCGTGGCAGATGAGACGTGTAGCAGAACGCTACGCACGTAAAGAGAAGGCTAGTAAGGCTGGCTATCACATAACAGATGAGGCTTACTATGAGAGCGCTACCGTGGCTCAGCTTCTACCCTTTGTTATTGCATCCGTTGTAGATGGAACAGTATTAGAACAAGCACAAGAGATGATACGAGATGGACAACCTAAGGGTTCATCTACTCCAGCAGAAGGTGGCAACCTACTTGCTATGCTCTTTGATATTAAGAAGTGTTTCCTTAGATTAGATTTAGATTACAGAACCTTACTCATCTACCGGTATCACGATTCACTCACCCTTGCACAGATAGCAACGATACTTGGTTGTGCTACATCCACCGCTGATCGTAGATGCAATACCGCTATGCGTAAGTTGCTCAACGAACTCGGAGGGGAGAGTCCCTTCAAGTGATAGAGGCTGAACTCTTTGAGTTTCTCAAGAAAGATATCTACCCTGACTTAGTTAAGAGTGAGGGTACCTATGACTCCTTTGACTGTATCAGTTACAAGGCTGGTCACTTTATAGAACTCAAGTGTAGACATACACACTACTCAGACTTACTGATAGAGCAGATGAAGTACCGTGCTCTGATAGAGCAGGCAGTACGAGAAGATTTACTACCCTTCTACATTAACTCTACTCCACTTGGTATCTACTCCTTTGACCTAATGGATATACCGGAGCCTGAGTGGTTTAATCATATTATGCCAGCAACAAGTGAGTTTGAGAACCAAGAAAAGATAACCAAGTCGGTAGGTTATTTAGATATAGAGGAAGCTATTAAACTATGATATATGATTACAAGTGTAAGTGTGGTTCGACTCTACAGGTAGAGCGTTCTATCCACGAGGAAGCTAGCAACCCTGTTTGCTATGACTGCCACGAAAGTATGGAGAGGGTATGGTCCTCCCCTCCTGTTACTTTCCGAGGTCCTGGCTTCTACTCCACCGATCACGCTAAGTAAATAGTAAAACCCCACCGACGGATAGGTGGGGCTTACTTATGCGGGGACGGAAAGAGGGTTTACATCAACCCGCAATGTCAAAGGTATCACAGATACCCTGAACAATCCATTCAACAACAGGAACTGCTACTGCATTTCCCATCTGTTTATATCTATGAGTATCTGGTTGTCCTTCCGTCCACCCATCAGGAAAACCTTGGAGTCTTTCACACTCTAGCGGCGTAAGTCTACGAACAATAGCCTCATCGTTTACTAGTGGCATATTATTTCCTCCTGTTCCCATCCTTGCCTGTAAAGTATTTATCTTGTCATCTTGAAGTCTTATATCATTTACTCTATTGCCATAAAAAACAAACAGAGTCTGATCATTACTGGTAGCTATAGTTAAACTCCTATCTTCGGAAAGTAAAGCACCTTTACCCCCCCCTGGTTTACCTGCTCTCATTCGGACAAGGATAGCAACAGTTGCCCGAATATCTCCATTATCAAATGCGTTCAAAGTTGGCACTACCCCCCCCTCAATCCACGTTTCATAGTCTTCATTAGTCTGCGCTCTGCGCCGCTTGGTGAACCACAAGGTTCTCGCTTCCTCCACCTAAATCACCGCCGTTAGCTCGTAAAGTTCCAACACCTTCGGTGTATCCATCAAAAGATGATGAAGTTACGACGATATTATCTTCAGGTCTTTTGTATGTGGTAGCAGTAATCGTTGTTACTCCTTCGGTATATCCTGCGAAACTCGATTGACCAAAGCTTCTTGCAGCGCTGGTGGAAGCATCTTGCCCCTGCGACTTGATCTGCGTAGGATTCCTTCGCAAGCTTTGGGGCTTAAATAATACTTCGTCTGGACCTCTGGCCCCTGAAGAACGTCGGCCAACGACGAAGACACGGCGGCGGCGTTGGGGAACTCCGAAGTGCTGAGCATCAAGAGTCCTCCAGGCAACAGAATACCCGAGGTCTGCCATCGTCCCGAGGACGACTCCAAAATCTTTTCCTTCGTTACTGGATAACAGACCAGGGACGTTTTCGAGTATGAACCATTCTGTTTGCGTTTCTTCCACAACTCGGGCAATCTCCCAGAATAACCCGCTTCGTTCGCCAGCCAAGCCAGCCCTTTTGCCAGCGACTGAGAGATCTTGACAGGGAAATCCTCCTGTAATAATTCCTCTGCTTGGATTAAATCCTGCATTTATTAAGTCCTCTCCCTTTAGTGTTGTTACATCATTGAATTGTTTTGCATTAGGAAACTTGCGTTCCAATAAAGTTTGGCAATGCTTATCAATCTCTACGTTAGCAACAACATTAACTCCGTTGCGTTCCATAGCCAAGTCAAAGCCACCTACTCCTGCGAATAGTGATACACCTGTTAGCACTTCATCTCCTTAGTAGTAGTTGTGCCTACGCTGGAAAGCGTTGGCTCGACAAGGTGTGTCGAACCTGTGGTCAATGTATCTAAGACCTCGCAAGATTTGAGTAGCAGGATCTCTACTTGTTTCTCCAAGGTGTTGAGCAATGCCGAAAGCTGTTGATCTCGCTCTCCCTCTATGGTCAAGCGGTCTGGCATAATTGTCAAACCTGCTCTCACGGGTCCAAAGGGATTCAAGGCAGCGCCATTGCTCTCCCTCCCACCCGAAAGCAAGGTAAGCGTAACTCTTGGCGAGCCTTTTGTTCTGTAACTTCTGCTCATAAGTTGCCGGTCCTTGCTTGATTACTGGTTTGTGGTGTTTGATCTTTACTTCTATTGGTATTGGTGCTGGTGTTAGTATCCAAACTGTTACTAGTATTACCGTAAACGTCAATCCAAGTCTTCCCCTGCGTGTGATCATTTAACTTCTCCTCCTCGAAGATTTTTTTATACTCGTCAGGGTAAGCCTTAGCTAATCGGGTAAGCGCTCTCACCCTCGCCCTCTGGTAATTACGTAGCCATACCGCATACTTAGCGGCAGCTATCAAGCGCTTATTCTCCATCTATCTTTTCCTCTCCCGCGATCATCAACACAGCGATAGTCAATACGATTAGTATACCAACGGCTAGGTTCATCGGGTAATCCTATCTAAGGTATTGGTGATACCGGCTAGGACTAGGTAGCTTACATCTATTGGCTCGCCTACTATCGAGGCGTCCTCGCCGTCCTCCGCCCAAGCAGTAACGAATATGCGTGAGTTCACCGGGCCATTACGCCAATATCTAATGCACTCGGTTACATCTCCCCCGCCCCATATGGCTATGCCTTGCTCATCTACCACTTCATAGAAGGTTACGTTCGTGGTCTTACCCTTGAAGCTGATTATGTTACTCACTTCTTACCTCTATTCTAAATTGTTGTCCGTCGGTTACGTTATAAAAGCAAAATTCAGGGGAACGTTTATCTTTTAAACAACTATACAAAGAACTAGCTGCCCTGAATACATCTCTTGCGCTTAATTCAACCACTATCCAATCACCCTTACCTTGAGTCTTGTGTATCCTCATCATCGCCCTCTTTCTTTTGTAGTTGTAGCTCTGCTAGTGCGTGGGTCATACGCATTATGTTACGCATACCCATATCGGTATTGCCGGAGAATATCTGCTCTATTGCTAGCCGTTCGCATAGATCAGCCTTAGCCTTATAGTATTCTGGTGTTGGTTTAGTCATTCTCTTGCCCTCTCTCTCTCATATCCACAATCAGGGCAAGTCCACACGACTACCCCGCCCCCGGCTTGTGCCGGAATATCCTCGTAGGTTTTACCGCAGTCCTCGCAGTCTGCGTCAATTGTTATTGAATAGAATATAGCGTTCACTCCTGGCTCTCTCTTTCGCTCATCAACTTAGCGTGATTTTCTGAACAAGCAAAAGTCCCGGGTTCACAACCGCATTTATCAGTAGCGTATCTAACAATTGCCACATCGGTATAGCCGTCCTCTTGTTCTAGTTCATATTTTATATCTTCTGCTTTTTTTAGGGTAACAAGGTAATCGGTGGCTTCTACTCCGCCGATCCATACCGTATAAACTTTCTCGCCCTCTCCCTCCACGATTTCTCGGACTATATCGTTAATCGTTTTATTCATTATCTCCCTCTTTCATTAGGTTAGTTAGTCTAGTCTATATTAGTATCGTAGCTTATGCCACAATTCTTGCAAGTGAATACCGCCATATTTCCCTTACCGTAAGGCTCGATAGTTACCTTAATCGGTTTATCGCAGTCGGCGCACGTCATAGGCTGCCCCATTACTCGCCCTCTCCCTCTAATGTAGTGATCTGAGAATTATCCGGCAGCTCTAGCGAGGCCATAGTCCACGCCTCGCCCTCGCTTTCGGCCTCTAAGTAATAAAATGAAGTTACTTTCCAATTAGTCATTAGGCCACCACTTGCCGCAATATTGGCAGCTAAAGCTATCAACGTATTGGTGATAGATAACCTCTCCGGTTTTTTTACAATATATGCAAGTGTTATTCTCATCGTAGGTATTCATTAGTCCCCCTCTCTTTCCCATAGTGTCCGGTAGATAAACTTCTCTCCCGTAGGCGTAGCTAATTCTTCTACCTCTAATTTTACTAGCGGGTTATTGTAATTAAGTAAGCTCCACCACCGGTGGGACTTCCACGTGTAGCGGATACCTAACCATAGGCCGTCCACCTTGTAAGCGTATCCACTCTTAGGCTTAGATCCGGTGAAGGTTACCCGTATTTTTTGGCCCGTGCGAATAGTCTCGCTCACTTCCCCCCACCCATTCATCGCGTCGCTAGACGCACTAGTGCTTAGCAGCTTAGCTGTATTCATTACTCTCCCTCTCCACACTCACACAATACGCCGCACGTATAGCAGACATAAGCGCCGGTAAAGTGTGTGCGATAGCCATAGGCATATAACCCTGGCTCTATCTCTACACAATAGCGCCCTTCATCATTCAATTTTGCGCCGTCTATCTCTCTAGTTTTCTCTAATGTCTCCATTAGCTCGCCCTCTCTCTCTCCCTCTCACACCTTGCGAGAGGGTTACTACCCGGCTAGGGATAGTCCACCGGCTACCGCGTAAGCGATAACCGGCGGACCGCCACTAAGCTATTAGATGATACGCATAGGCATTAGTAATGCACGCCATTCGACACTATTACCCTTAATTCCGATCGCCATAGGCCTATTCTCCCCGGTAAAGTTAATGCTAACCGCGTTACCCTTCCCGGCGATCTTTGCGTAGTCCGCAAAAAATGCCGGGTTAAAGTTAGCTTTATCGGTAGCCACGCTCTCGCTAGCCTTAGCGAATAGATCGGCGAAAGTATTAGGGAAGTTAGCGTTTAGCACGTTAAGGGTTAAAGAGCTCCCGGCGGCGCTGATAGTCAATAGGTCCCCGATCCGGTTAAAAGTTACTTGCGCTACCTTGTTAGCCTTGATTAGATCCATTAGGCGCTTAACGTCATCTAGGGCAATTAGAGTGTGATCTAGGTGGCCTTCTCCCTCTATCTTTCCCTCGATTAAGCGATAGCGATCGGTAGCACGTGCGATTAAGCTACCGGCGCCGCCTAGTAATTGCACGGAATTTAGAGCGTGTAGAGCGCTCTTACCCTTGTCCGCGTGGGTGATCGCTCCGTCTAATAGCTCTATCACGGCGATCGCTTTAACGGTTAGCGTGTTAGTAACTAGGTTAGTCTCTTGCATAGTTTCCATATTCTTATCCCTCTTTCATTAGGTGATTACTGCTATTAGTAGCAGTCCGAGGCCTACCGGCTAACCGGTAGGCTACGGGCCGGCACTAATCTTCTAGTTCTGCCGCTAAGAGCTGCTCTAGCCACGCCATTACGTCGCCGGGACGGTCCGCATATTCTTTTAATGCGTCGCCTAAATAATCTAATTCTAAATATCCTAGCGATCGGTGGACTTCCGATAGATCGAATAGTGGGGTCCCGTATTGATCGGCAGAATAACCGATTAGATCTAAAAATAGGGTAATCGGTCCCTTCCCGGCGTCATAGTTAAGGGACCATTCATAGAGCGCGTTAGTGTGCGCCGCATAGTCCGGCGGTGTCTCTAGGAGCTGCCAGAATTTAGGGTTAGTTACGTTAGCCATTAGTTTTTATCTCCCTTAGTTAGTTTATTTATGTCTTTAATCGCCGCAATAATAAACGGCACGGCAAGAATCAACACGGCGATCATCACGCCGCGAACATAGGCGGTTAGTGTCTGTTCGATGATATTCATACATAATCCTTAACGGTATCTAATACACTTTCATAAGATAAATCTCCCGCAAAATATGATCGGCAGACACGCATTAGGTCTTTATCCTCTTTAATAGTCTCCAATAGTAGGCCGGGATCGGTTAGTAGCTCACCGGCTAGGCATTGGATTAGTTGCGCGGCGCTTAGTGTCTTAATTGTAGTTTCCATTAGATTATCCCTCTTTCATTAGTAACACGGCGGGCGCCGGGCTAGTGGGTTAAGGATATTACGCGCATTAGTCTAGTGTCAACACTATTTTAAAACTATTTTTTAGCGTGTCGGGCCGGGTTAGTTAGGTGGATCTAGTAGCTATTAGGCCGGGCCGATAGGTATCTCGCCGGGTTAGGGCCGGGCCGCGATAGGTGGGAAGTGTTAGGGCCGGGCCTATCGGTTAGCGGTTAGGCCGGGGCTTAGGCCGGTTAGTGGGTTAGTGAAATTGCGCCGATTAAAGAGCAAGCCCGCCCCACGGCACTAACCGCCCCGCCTTGCCATTCATCGCTACCAATACGGGCAGGGCAGGGCAAAACCGAAACGGTTACGGCTCAGAAAAACAGACCCCCCCTTGTTTAAGTGACGGTGGTGTTGTATTGTGTAGCACAAATAAATATTTTGACTAAAGTGAAAGGGCCGTAATTAGACAGTAGGCCCCCCGTATGTATACTGTTTTAGTGATTTGTAGCACAAATAAAAAATTTATTTTATAAAAGCGGTAAATGCTTAAAATTTACTGCCTTATACAGTATAGGGAGCAAATCTTTATAAGGTTTGATTTGCGACCACGGTTGGCATCTTGCGAGGCCCCCTAGGGCTGAGCCTAGTTTTACCCCTCAGTTCGCTGTAGCTCCTTCGGGCGCCAAGCCCGAACAGTGCGGTTCTTCGCACCGCTTTTAATCGGGTGAGATCTATTAAAAATAACCGCGCCTAGTAAATTCCTCAACCTAGTATAAGAATGAAATTTGCGGCGTTACGCCGCTTGGAGGAATACGTGGCAGAAAACTCAGCAGATATAGCTAAGAGGATTATCCTCGGCTGTATAGCAGAAGGTATGACTGTAGACGCCGCTTGTGCCTCGGCTGGCAAGTCTATGAAGACTTATGAATATTACCGGCGCACCGATAAGGTCTTCGCCGACAAGATGGATCGAACTAGGCTAGGTCTAAAGGATAAAGCTTTTGCCTCCGGCGATGTCCACGATATAACCTTCGCCGAGTTTAGACAGCGCTTTTTAAATTCCAAGACTTTCGGTCATCAGCAAAATATCGTAGATGTAATTGAGGGCCGTGAGCCTTCGTGGCTACATCCATCTATGAAGTATGAGCCTGGCCTATCTGATAATAGAATCCTTATTAACATCCCGCCAAACCACGCCAAGTCTATGACGATAACCGTTGACTACGTTACTTGGCAGGTAGCTCGTAATCCTAACTTTAGAGTCTTGATAGTATCCCAGACTCAACGCCTAGCCTCTGACTTTCTCTACGCCATAAAGCAACGCCTAACACATCCAATGTATCAGGACCTTCAAAGTGCATATGCTGCTGGCGTAGGGTTCAATTCTAAGTCAGCCTCCTGGCAAGCAACTCGAATCACCTTCGGTGATGAGCTACGTGAGTCCGGTGAAAAAGACCCGAACATTGAGGCTGTAGGTATCGGCGGTCAAATTTACGGTAAACGTGCCGATATGATTATTGTAGACGATGCTGTAACACTGAGCAACGCAAATGACTTTGAACGCCAGATCAAGTGGCTAACGCAGGACGTCAGGTCCCGTCTTAACCCTACTGGTAAACTTATTATTATCGGAACGCGGGTTGCCTCTGTAGATCTCTACAAAGAACTACGCAACGAAGACAGATACCCAGGTGGCCTAGTCCCTTGGAAGTATCTGGCTATGCCAGCTCTGCTGACAGTTGACGAAGACCCCGACAAGTGGGAAACCCTCTGGCCTTACTCTGATGCACCATTTGATGGGCAGGCAGAAAGCGAACTAACACCAGATGGCCTATACCCTCGCTGGTCTGGACGTAACCTTTATAACGAACGCCAAGCAATGGACGCTTCTACTTGGGCTTTGGTATATCAACAACAAGACGTATCAGAGAACGCATCTTTTGATCCAGTATGTGTTCGTGGTTCTATTGATGGTATGCGTAAGTCCGGTCCGTTAATCGGCGGGCATCCTGGACATCCACGAGATCTAAACGGCTTTAGTATTATCTGCGGTTTAGATCCTGCGATGATTGGCGATACTGCAGCTATCTGTTATGCCATTGACCGATCAACCAAGAAAAGGTATATCGTAGATGCTATTAAGATTAGCCGTCCGTCTCCAGCCGCTATCCGTAATCTTATTTTTGATTGGACATCCCTCTACGCACCCAGTGAATGGATTGTCGAAAAGAACGCCTTCCAATCCTTCTTAACGCAAGACGAAGGTATCCGCCAACACTTAGCATCTAAGGGTGTGCAGTTTAAAGAACACCATACTGGTAACAACAAGTGGGATAGCGGATTCGGTGTAGCTTCTATGTCTACCCTATTTGGCACTAAGCAGTTTGATGGCAAGCACCATAGAGATAATCTAATACATCTACCATCAGATCAGACCGAGAACATCAAGGCTTTGATAGAACAGTTAATTACTTGGACACCTACCACTAAGGGTAAGACCGATATGGTAATGGCTCTCTGGTTCTGTGAAATTAGAGCAAGAGAAATGATTAACTATGGTAACTACGCTACCCACCATATGAAGAACCCGTTCCTATCTCGCCACGAGATTGGTAAGCGAACAGTCATCAACTTAGATGAAGCCTTCGCAGAACAAAACAAAATGAGAATAATCTAAGGAGAAGACAATGGCAGCAGCTAAGAAAAAGTCTGGAGTAGAATCTCGCCGTTCAACGATGACTTCTGCAAGCGCTAAAGAAGCAGCATATGGTAAAAAAGAAGTAGTTTACGAAAAGCCTAAGAAGCCTGCCAAGGGTTCAGAAACTTACGAGTATGGCGACAAGAAGACACGCAATACAAAAGTATATAGTTCTTCATCAGATGCAGCAAGTGGTCAGATGGTAAAGACTTTAAAGAATATTGGCAAAGCAAAGGTAAAGAACCTTACTAATAAAGAAGCAGTTAATGCTACTGAAAACCCTAAAGCAAAAGGCAAGAACTTTAGCAAAGCAACAGTTAGTAATGTTAACAAAGAAGCCTATGACCGCGTAGCAAAACGCGCTGCCGCTTCTGGTCTATCTGCAAAAGATGCAAAGAAGGCTATTGCATCCGGTATCCGCACAACATCTGCTGGTCTAAAATCAGACCGCGATAAGGTTGCAATGCGTTTTAAGATGCAAGAAATGAAGAAGAAGAAAGCCGCCCAAAACAAAATCAAGCGCGGTTACTAATAGTTACTAAGTAAGGAACCCCATTGCTATCAGTCAAAGAAGTAGACGCTAAAGTATCGCGTCTGAAATCGCGCTCTGCAGCGCGAGATCAGCGTATGCGCGATGTCCTTTCCGTGCGTCAGGGCGATATCTCTAAGGTATTCCCATCAATGTTCTCAGAGGATTATCCAAAGCCTCTAGTTGCAAACTTCATTGACGTAGCAGCACGTGACCTTGCAGAAGCTATGGCACCACTGCCATCCTTTAACTGTTCAGCAACCAATATGGTTTCCGATGCAGCACGTAAGGCAGCAGATATCCGCACTCGTATTGCCAACTTCTATGTAACCAACTCTGATTTACAACTACAGATGTATACCGCAGCCGACTGGTATAACACCTACGGTATGTGTGTTGGTATGGTTGAGATGGATTACGATGATAAC